CAAAAGTTTGTAGTTCCGCAAAATATTTATATCAGACCAATGATAGTAAAGCTTTGTAAGCGCGTTGATTGGTGGTTGATGAATAACGCTAATAACCAATCTGATCGTAAAAAAGCAGACGAACACTTTCTTGAAAAGTACATGGAGCTTTTAAATTCTGGTTATGTTGAACCACAACAAACTGAACATGATCGTTTGCCAACTCAAGAAGTTGTTCAAGCTGGAATGTCAGATCAGCAAAAGGCCGATAAACAAAAACGCGACCTTGAGCACGTTAAAAACCTAAAAGCTATTTTTAAAGGAAAAGAACATGAGCGATCATTACCAAGAACAACGCGAAGCTGAACACTTTGTTAATAAAAGTTCAACGCCAGAAGAAAGTAAAGACTTATGGCAAACTCCAAAAATATTATTTAACGCTCTTAATAAAGAGTTTAACTTTGCTATTGATGTTTGCTCTAGTGATGAAAATTCACTTTGTATTTTAAATTTTACTGAGAAAAACAGCTGTCTTGACCATGAATGGGATTGGGTTAGGAATTATAAAAACGAACCCATAAGCGCATACATGAATCCCCCATACAGTAAAACTCAAATCTTTTTAAAGCGAGCTGAGTTACAAGCCAAGAAGCATAACATTAACGTTGTCGCTTTGGTAAATGCTAATACTGATACACAATGGTTTGCTGAAGCGGCAAAGACAGCAAACGAGATTAGGCTTTTAACTGGAAGAGTTGGTTTTATTCGTGCTGATGGAAAGAAGGCTAACGGTAACACTAAAGGTCAGTGTTTAATTATTTGGCGCGGCAATTGCCAAACACCTTGCCAGATAACAATGGTTGACCGTAAAGCTTTAGAACAGATATAAAAAAGCCATAACCTATTAAAGTTATGGCAATAGCAACATGAAAAACTGCGTCCAAACAGCAAAGGAATAATACTATGAATACAGAAATAATAATAGTCGTAATTAACGAAGAAGAATTTGAAGCCGAAGTTGTCTTTAATTTTATTAAAGGAGAAAAGCAAATAACAGGTAGAGCACCTGAGTTTTGCCAAGAAGGTTGTGGTGATGAATATGAAATAAATGATCTTTATATTCTGGCTGATCATAATGGTTCAAAGGTTCCGTATTGTATTAATTTTTTAATTGATCAAATGAAAGATGGAATTATTGAACAGCTGGAGGATATTTACAGTGAGAAAAACTAAAAGAAATAAAAAATTTAATCGCGTTGAAGCTGTTCGTAAAAATAATGAGCGCATTCTAAAAGGCTTTGCTGTTGCTTTTATTGCCAACGATAACTCATCAAAAGAGCCAATTAAGCTAATTAATTTAAAAGGTGATGAAATGCCAATCACTAAAACCATGAGTGACGCTATAACTGTTTTTCGTTATAAGTGGTTTATTTACTTAGTGGTTGGTTGCTTTAATTCAAAAGGCGAACGAGAACTTAAAATTGACTACGCTCCAATGAAAGAGCCTTACCTTCAATCTGAATTAGTTGGCTATCTCAACGAGCGCCATCAAAATTTTATAGGCGATCTTAAATCTAAAAATGTAAAGATGAATTTTGCCGGGTGGATTGCTAAACCTTCAGGCCGTGAACTTGAGCCAGAAGAGCTTTATAAAATTTTTGATAAGCTAGGGGCTTGGGCATGAAATCCAGCGAAATAATTAAACAAGAATGTTGCGGCGTTGGATTGTCTCTTTGTAACTCTAAAGCTGATTTGGTTAAGCAAGTTGAAACTCTTGAGAATGAAAAAGACTTTCTTGAAAACCAACTTAAAAATGCTTTAGCTGAAATAAAAAGGCTTTCATAAAAACCATGGCAAAAGATAATGAAAGATTTTAAATTAACACTTAGCTCTCTTGGTTGGCTTGTTACAGAATTAACCAAATTACTAAAAAACAGCAATAAATCTTATCGCGTAAATGTTGTTGAATGGCGTGAGAAAAGATCGCTATCTCAGAACGCGCTTTACTGGAAGTGGTTGTCTGAGATTGATCAGCAAAATCCTTTAAAGGTTGACGGTTCAAAAATTCAAGGTAATGAGCTTTGGCATGAAGTATTTAAAAAATATTATTGCCCGGTAAAAAATATTACTAATGGGGAAAATATTTTACCTGTTAAATCAACAAAAATGCTTGATGTTGGTGAAATGACTTTTTACTTAAACCGTATTGAGCAATGGTGTATTGATCGTGGTATAGCCTTAACCATTCATGAAACAAGTGAATACTACCAATTAATGCAGAGTCAAATTCAATGATTTACCCTAAATACTACTATCAGCGCGGCAAGGAATCTGATCGCGATTGGATTCTTGTCAGAATGCGCGTAATACCTGAAAGCATGAAACAAGAAGTTGCTGATAAATACGAGAAGCTTTACCGAACTGAGAAGGACGGACGAAAAAAAGCTAACACTTATCTTCACAATATAGCCAAGGAGTACCGTTTAAGTGCGACTAATAAAATCAAGAAAGCTAAGACAATGCTATAAATGCCATTGTGACATTTGGCCTAGTGAATTCTATTACCCACAAAGGCGAGAAAAAGCAATTTGCTTAAAGTGTGGCGTAGCAATTATACGTAAGCGAGCTGAGAAAGGTTCGTTCTTAATAAAATTATTAAACTGGTTGGCTGATCATGGAGTAGTTAATGAAAAAAGCTGAAAAAGAACATCTTAACAAGGTTGCTGATCTTGGCTGCATTGTGTGTCGCAACCTTGGATTCTACGGAACGCCAGCGGAAATACATCATATTGGCAACGGAACGATGGCTAAACGCGCCTCAAACTATGAAGTAATACCTTTATGTCACATTCACCATAGAACAGGAAATAACGGTGTAGCGGTTCATTCAGGTCGCAAAGCGTTTGAAGCCAACTTTGGAACTGAAAAAGAACTATTAAAACAAGTTAAGGGTTTATTAAATGTCATTTAGAAGAGCGGCACGATGCGATGCTAATCAGCCTGAAATAGTAAAAGCGTTTAGGGATCTTGGCTGGTATGTATTAATCATAAGTCAGCTAAAAAATTGCTGTGACATTATTGTTAGTAAGAAAGGAAGAACAATAGCAGTAGAAATAAAGGACGGTTCAAAGCCACCAAGCCAGCAAAAACTATCAACAGGCGAATTAAAGTTTAAAAACGAATGGCAAGGTGAATACATGATCGTTAATTGTGTTGAAGATATTTTAAATTTATAGCTGATTTATGGGCAACAGAACTCACGGAGAAAACAACTCAAACAGTAGGTTGCACGTTACTTGGTCAAACATGAAAACACTATACCGTCCAAAGTAAGCAAAGATTACACTGCTCAAATTCAAGCTCAATTATGGGTTACTGAGCGCGAATGGTGCGACTTTCTAAGCTATGACCCGAGATTAATTTGTGATGCTAGCTACTTGTGCGAGCGAGTATATAGAGACGAGGCATTTATTAAAGATGTGTCGAAAAAAGTAGATGAATTTATAGAAAAAATGAACGAAATTTTAACAAAGCTAAAAGGTGAATAGAATGAAACTTGGTATAAGCATAAAACTAGATGTTACAAAAATCGATAAGTCACGTATTTTCGAAGGGCAAAAAGGCAAGTATATCGACTTGACTACGTTTATCGACTTAGATAACTTAGATCAATACGGTAACAACGGATTTATTAGTCAGTCAGTAAGTAAGGAAGAGCGAGCTGCGCAAGTTACAACTCCGATTTTAGGTAACTGTAAAGTATTCTTCAACGATTCAGGCCAAGCACAGCAAGCACATCAAGGCGGCTTTAATCAAGCGCAACAACAAAAGGGTGGATTTAATCAACAACAAGCTGCACCAAAGCAGGGTTCACCTAAAGATTTTGATATTAACGCTGAGTTTGACGATGTGCCTTTCTAAACAATGCAGCGATGGCAGATCGCAATGTATATATATTAGCTTGTGTACCCCTTTACATGTTGTTGCGTATATATATGAATAATCTGCAAGCCAACGCTTAGATTTGCGTTTACATGTCGGTAGCACCGCCGGTGGCGAAAGAGGTGCTTTAACTTCAATAAACAAGGATCAATATTATGTGTTATCAATTTAGTAAAGCATCAATAGATCGAATGGATGGAGTGCATCAAGATTTAGTTAAGCTTTTTTTGTACTCTATTAAAAACTCACCTATTGATTTTGGTATACCGAAGTTTGGCGGTTTACGTACTGCGTTAGAACAAAATAAATTATATAGAAATGGCGTTAGTAATGCGGATGGTGTTTTGAATCTGTCAAAGCATCAAGAGGGATTAGCTCTAGATGTGTTCGCGTATGTAGACGGAAAAGCAAGCTGGAACAAAGCTCACTTATCTATGATAGCTGGCGTTATACTTTCTAATGCTGTTATATTGAGAAAGAAAGGCTTTATCACTTCAAAAATAAAGTGGGGTGGCACATTCGCAAGTCAAAAACTTGACGGTTGGGATATGCCGCACTTTGAGATTTGTTAATTGATAGGCTCTGCATAATTAAGAGCCTGTTTTTATTTTATATTTTGCATTATTAACAATCATACATATAGCACATTAAAGGTGATATTGATAATTTTTTAAAACCATTTATTGACTGCTTGCAGAAAAAATA